TTTTGCTGTGTAAAATGTCTTTTCCAAGAAATTCAAATCCTACATTATTTCTGGACATTCTCAACCTTATAGGCTGTTCAAAAGGTGTGCATCTACCACCTGTTTCTGTTTCTTTTATTTTTAAAACGTGCAGTTCTGAATACATCCACTCGCTTGGGTGATTGGTCATTCTGTGAACACACAGCACATCATCAGCACGGTTACCCCACTTGCCCCCACCTTCTACTTGTGACATTGATAATGGTTGTGGAAGGTTTGCGTACTCGTGGTCTTTTGGGTACGTTCTACGCATTGCTTCTGTTACACCGCGCGCATTTAGGTAAAGTGCTATATTTTTTTCTTTAGCAAACAATCTTAGTTCACTTGCTACTTGGTAGTCATATTCGTGTCCACCTAAGTTACGCATTAACTGTTTATCCTTTGCTAAACTATTATAAGGGTCAATCATAAGTCCATCGTAATCCCAAGCATCCTTAATAGCTTTTGCTTCTTGTAGTAGTTCCTTATAGGTAACAAGGTTATCTACTTCTATTATCTTAAAATGTGTATCACACCATTTAACTGCTTCATCTATGTTTTCTTCTGTTGCTGTCTGGATAGGTTTACCCATCTTAAATTCTATAATCTTTCTTACAATACTTTGTGGTGTATTCTCGCTTGACCATATTAAGAACTTTAGATTATGCTTTATTGCCCACACCGTAAATAAGTAAGTAAGCACAGTAGTCTTTCCTACATTACTATGCCCAATACATATATTAAACGTTCCTCCTTGCTTAAAACGCAAGTATTCGTCAATCTCATCTATATCTATCTTCAATCCTTCTTTTATCCTTCCGTGTTTTATATCTAGTATTCTTTCTCTTAAATCTTTTGCTCTTGCAATCATTTGTTAGGTATTGGTTTAATTCCGTATTTGTTTGTTTCTTTTGCTGTATTCTTTACGTACTTTTCAAATTTATATCCTAGTATAGGATTTACATTATAGTTCCAAAAATCGTGAGGCATTTCCTCACCTTGTTTCAGTTCTTTAAGTTGTCGCATAAATATATAAAAAAAGGGGGTTGTTACACCCCCACTTAATTAAAATGGTAAATCTACTTCTCTTTCTTTATTCTGTTCTGCATTTGTTACCTCGTTCCTTTCTGCAACACTTACTCCCTCATCACTAATCCATCGTACTGCTGCATTTCCCAATGTGATAGAAGGTGTCTTTGCTTCTCTTTCTTCTTTACTTAGTGATTGCGTTACCCAAACGTTATTTCCATAACTTGATTGGTTCTGCACCATTGCTGTAAAGTTGAGGTAACTCTTACCATTTTTACCTTGAATTAATTTTGATTTGTCAATTGACGTAAGGTCAATACTTCCTGAAATAATTGCTGTGGTCTTTTTTTCCATTCTATTTTAAATTTATAATTATTATGTTCTCCTTTGTAATATACGTTTTTTATTTTACACTTTAGACAACTCATCTTGTACTTTTTTAGATACTTTGTACTTTGATTTGATATTATCTATTGTGCCACCACCTTGTAAGTACTCTATTGCTTTTGAATATTCTACTGTGTTAGTGTTTAACCACTTCTTTTCTTCTTGTGTAGTCTTACCACTTGCAGCGTTTGCATCGTCATCTTCTGCTTGTAATCCTAAAAGACTACTTAGTGTGTAACGTCTGTAATATGTAACACAAGAACCTAACTTCTGTGGGTCTGTTATTTCAGGTAGTTTAAGTGCTGATACTTCTGCACCTCCTCCATCTATACATATTACTTTACTATAAACACAGTCCTCTAATATAGGCTGTGTAAGAAGTAGTTTATGCTTCTTTAATAGAGGTTGTAGTTGTTTAATAAGTGAATTGATGTCAAAGTATTTTGACTTGTAAAAAGGGTTACTCGCATCCTTGCTGATTGCCCCAATTTCCTGCTGTAAGTTAAACAGCTTTTGATGTAAAGATAATTGTTTGCTCATATTAATTGTTTTAATTTAATCAAAGATAAACAATAATTTTGTAAAAAGCAAAAGGTGGACAAAATCCACCCTTCACAAACAAACAATTATAAGAGAAAAATTAGGAAAGTTTTTTAAGAAGCGTAGAATATTCCTTAATCATTTCCTCTAATTCTACATTTGTAAATTTAGTTATTTCTTGGCTTTTTTTATGTAGTTCTTCAGATAAGTTACTACCAAGATATAAACTATACTTGTATTGCTCTCCTGCTCTATAAACGTTACAAGCTACACATTGTGGTTTTACATTTCTTAAATCCCATCTAGTACTGTAATGTTTTCTACTTATAAAGTGTCCTGCTTGTATTCCACCTGTTTTCCAATGTCCTACTTTACCACAAGTAACACAAGTGCAATAACCTCTTTTATCAGCATTACTTAATCTTACATACTGACTAAATACAACATCTAACTTTTTTACAAGTTTACTTCTTGTTGGTTTCTTTGCTGTTTTTGGCATTGTCTTTTTTTTAATCATCTAAAGACTTTAAAAGAATCTCACCAGATGCTTCGTCTATACCTTTAATTTGTTTGTAAATAAATTTAGAATTTGCTTTTACTTCTTTTTTTTCTGTTTTACTAGAATCTATACCTAAGTTAGTATATTGATTACAATCTATTTTTAGTAAAGCATCAGTTCTTTCTTTAATACTTAATTGGAAGTCTGTTGCTATTTTTTGTGCTAGTTCTTTTATGTCTTTCATATATTTAAGATAATACATTATTAGCCTCCACCCACCAAAGGTCGGACATTTTTTTTAAAAAGTCAATAGAAATAATTATTTTTTTTACTTATGGTTCTTGTTGCCCATAACTTTTTCGTAAGACCTACCCCCAAAGTACCCTGCAAAAACTACAAATAGCAATTCTTTAACGATTGACAAACCGTCTATTTGCATATACCACCCTACAACAAAAGATACCGTTAAAAATATTAATGTAAGAGGTCTAACGTTTTGTGGCAACCAAGACTGTGAACGTGAATCAGCTACCCATCTTCTAGTAATGCCATCAAACTCGTGTATTTCTTGCTCTAGTTTTTTAAGTGCAATCTGTTTATCTTCATCTGTAAGTTCACTACCACCGATAAGAGCGCGTACGACACCACCAACGGGGCTATCATCAGCAAGACTGCCAACAACTGCAGGAATCTTATTAAGTAAGAATTGACCAACCTTAGTATCTTTAAACTTTTTTTTACCACTCATTTAATGTATTTCCTGCTGTATTAGTAAAGCCAGACAGATGGGTTCTTGTCTGGGTCATTGTCTGCGTGGATAAAAGTTTTGGCGATTCCAATTCTTCTGAACCCTGCTTCAATAAGGGCATTAAGTATAATCTCCCTTGCTGCTCCACTTGTACAAGCAATATCTGCTGCATACCCAAACAAGTGTGAACTTCCTTTGCTTTTAAGCCCTGCCTGTACTCCACCAACATAGGCGTTATGTGATGGCGTTCTAAATCCACTTGTGATTTTAAAAGGTATACCTGCCCATCCTCTTGCATCGTCGAGCATTTCCAAAAAAGTAGCATCCATATTAGACCCACTACCAACTTCATCAGGCGAATCAAATTCACTAAGTTTAAAATATTTCATATTATTTATTTAATATTGATTTAAACGCTTCGCTTCCTGCATTAATAATCTCCTTCTGTAAAGTTATCATCTGTGCCTCGTAAGCATCTTTTTGTTCTACTAATGCGTCAATATGCTTCTGTTGGCTTTCTACCTTGCTTTGTAATTGGTTTACTTCGTCAGGGTTGCGCCCTATGATAGCATAGATAACAACTGATAAACTTCCTACAATCATTCCTACGATAGATACTATAATATCTTTGTTCTCTCTAGGAATAGAATTATTAGCTAAATATAACAATAATAAAATTACTAGAACAAAAATTCCTGCTGCTCCTGAATAGTGTATTAAGTCTTTCTTTTTCATTTTATCTGTTTGTATATTTTAGTTAATGTATATATTATTGTAAGTATTAATACAACTGTTTGTAACTGTGTATTTATGTTTGGCATAGTACTAAAAACTATTGCTCCTAAATTAAGTC